GATTACGATTGCTAATGTTTTCATTTTAAGTTTCCTTTATGTTTAATGAAGTAGATTTTACAGTCTACATTATATATAACGCGGTAGCCAACTGTTTCGTTGACATAAATACATTATGTTATATATATCTTATCAAGGAATCTTTGACGGAAAAGACTATGAAGATGCCAATACCCCCGACCAAATAGGAAGATCATTTAATAGTGGTTTCTCTTGTATGGTTGATGTTTGGCGAATAGATGATACATTGTGTGTTGGACCAGAAGCTGCACCTATCCCAGTTACTGACAAATATCTACAGGGTAATCGTTTTTGGATTAAATGTGGAAATCAGGAAACATATGATTGGTTTACTACACAATCATTAAGACAATATCCAAACTACTTCTATCAACCCAATAGTATGGTTAATGCACTAACTAGTAGCAATAAGTTATGGACACCCGGTACAGTGCCAGTTAATGATACTAGTATCATTGCGCTTCCTGAAATTAAGGACCGCGGATTACTTAGTACAGTACATTTAAGATGCTACGGAATATGTAGCACCTATTTGAATTTCATTAAACGTATGCGTAATGAGGGTCAGTGGTATTAACCACCCCTACCCGTTCTACGTACAACACTTGAGCCACCAAATCCTTTACTAGGTTTAGGGGCTTTCTGTTCTGTTTTCTTTCCATTAATTATTGGTGTATTTTTCTTTTTAGCTTCGTTAGCTAAATTAATGAATGGGTTTGGGTTTTTCTTTTCTGTCATTTTTTTACCTTTATGCTGTCTAAATATTCGTTTACATTTCCATACAGACTTATCATCATGGCAATTTTACTGTCATAAAATCGGATGTAGGGAAAACTTTTCTTTCCGTCTTTATTTACCCCCATGAAATAGGGGCATTTGATTTTTTTATTAAGTTCTAGTATGTAAGCATGATATTGTGTTTCGGGCTGTATTTTTAGTTCGTACTGATAAAATTCTATTTCAGCAGTTCTAAATGCTAGATCACCTACATCAGTTAAACGTAGTCCATCTTGGCGCCCAGTCATCCACCACTTAAAAAGTAGTTTATCCACTGAGCTGTTTTTTTCTTGGAGTAATGAGTCAGGAAGTTGAGCCAATACAACTTCTGTTATAGTTTCTTTAAGTGTCTTACGCTTATTCATCTGGGTAGACAACTCTACCGGAATTCATAAACACCACAGTGAATTTATCTGTTTTGAATTGTACATTCAATTTACGACATAAATTACGTGCGTGTCCTGGGTTACTAAAGCTAGTTTTTTTATACTTAGGTGTTGCTTCGTTATCTAAGTAATGTTGACTTTTTAGATTGATAGGTTGATCGTCATAAAAGACAGCCCATATTCCTGCGGCTTCTACAATTTGATCACATTTGTATGTTACTTTGTCTACTAATTCAAGTAATATTTTAGGTTGTGTTCTACTCATTAAAATCTACCACCATTCATCTCTACTTGAAATACTGGGTCTACTGATGTTTTATTTTGTAACAATTCATAGTTATCTGCAAGTAGTTTAGTTAACTCATCACGCAATCCGCGGGCTTCACCTATAGGAATAACCACATCTCTACCCTGTTTGCCTTCAATCAGGGTTACTTTATCTACGAATCGCTTAATATGTATCATTAGTTATTTATCATGCTTTTTGCTTCATCTTCTGTTTTGTACGGACCTTGATATGGGTAACGCTCAATAAAGATATATTTAGGACAAAAAACTGTTGTTTTTTCACTTCCCTGTTGTATTACGAACCATCCTGCGGCATGATAGCACTTACTTTTAATACCTGTCGTAAACAAATGTAATTTACGTTTGATATCTAACATGCTATTGAACACTGTACCTGTTGTGGGATATACCTTAAAGGGTAAATCGTGTTTAGTTTTATCTGCTTTTTGCACAGTTTCAAACTCAATATTTGTCTTACGTTTAATAGCCGTAGTGTTTTTATAATGGCTTTTATTACCGTTCAATTTAACTTCAAATCCAGATCCATCAGCTAATACATTGCCGACTTTTTCTTTACCATCTGTAACAATCCAAAATTGATTTTTAACTACGGGTTTTGCAATTAGTGTTTTAGTCATTTTTATTCCTCTGTGTAAGTATAACATCATTAAATGTATTTGTCAATCTTTGTACCCAAACTATATAGATATTGGTACTCCTGATATTCTCTTGTAAGTTTTAACGATTCATATCGTTTAACTTCCTGTATGCTTTCTAAAAACAATCTATGTTGATCCAATCGTTTATCTGATTGTATACTTAATATTTTATCTTTTTCCCGATTGTCATCCCTTTTAATATCATTTTTCTTTGTTGTTTCTATAATATCTTTTAGCATATTATACCGTAAGGTATAATTAAGTAAGGGAGTAGGTGCGGATATGGTGCTCATGTGAATAATCTTATATCTTTGTGTTTAACAATTAAAACGTTATATACTACATCTTTGTATTTGATGGGTAAATCTAAATGTACACTAATTCTTGGACCTTCAATTTCATTAATTAATGTATCATTACCCACTGTACCGACAAAGGGAATTTTATTCCATTTACCAATAACACGATCACCGATACTGTATTTACCCGAGTATCGGTTTGCTTTGAAATATTCTGCTAGTGTTGGCATTATAACATAAACTGTTTTAGTACATCACGTGCTAAAGACAAATCCTCTACTAGTGGTTCATCTAACATTTTACGATATTCTATAATGATTTCCATAGCATATGCCTGATCCTCATCATCCAATGAATTCCACCACTTATGTAATTCATCTGGTGTTTTGTTTAAAATGTATTGTAAGTTATTGTAATCTCTATTCATTTCATTCTCCTAGTTTTTCCCAAACGTATTCTGATTCTTTTATATATGATATAGGCTTTAACCATTTATTTTTAAGACATTCATAAATTATCAATTTATATTCGTAGGGCATATTGTTAGAGATTTCAAAACCTGCTCTATCAGCCATCATAAATCCGTCAATGATAATAAAATTAGGATCGCCAGGACGAATAGCTTTAATAGTTTTGTCAGGAGTAGTAAAGGTCATTCTTCAACTCCAAAATGTTTTAACACATCTGCCGAGACAACTCCATAATGAGATTCATTCTCCATGAATTGCTCATTTTGTATTTTTACCATTTCGGCACATTCCCGCACAATCAACTCGGCAAACTTTTCAATAGCCTTATGGTCGTAATCATCCATTTCATCCCAACATCCTTGTGCAGTAAGTCCTGCATGATACATCAAATTTTCCATTTGTTTATTCATATTATCTCCAAGCATTAACTAAACCTATTACACAAGTAACTATTGCTACCACGTTCACTACTAATTGCGGATTGTTCTTTACACGTATTGTCCATGTCAAAAACATAACTGTACCCAATGTAAATGCTACAATGTTGTATGGATGTGCATCAGGTCCAATTGCATTACATACATGGCCAACAATAATGAATACTGCACCAATCCATTGCAATATATCGTTTACTTTCATTCTACTCCAAAATGTTCTGACAACCATTGTCTTGTGTGAAAACGTGCTATCAATTGATGACCACCTGGATCTAATACATTCATACATTCCTTAACAATCAACTCGGCAAACTTTTGTTCTTGATCGGTTGCTTGTGTACCATAGACCTGTTCGGCCAGTTCTTTAATTCGTTCATTCATTATTTTACTCCAAATGTGTTCAATGCTGGTTGCAATGTGTTAATCAATTCTGTCTCATGTGCATGAGCAGGACGCTTACCACGAATAACTTCCAACTTGCCAAATACAAAACGTTCAGCACCTCGCTCACGTAGGGCACGTGATAGACCCCAATTCTTGTTTTCAGTCATAGCCCGTTGCATATGTTTTTGCATACGACGGCGTAATGTCAAAAATACATTACCTTTGAATGATAACGCAGTCAGACCAATGTAGTACTCCAGTGTTACTGTATCTTGAATATAGTATAACACTTGATTACGATCTGTTCTACGTTTGCGGGCGATTTTTGAGTTCATAGATGAATTATACGCCCAAATTGATTTATTGTCAAATTTAGGCGTATAGTACTTTTTACTTACGTTTGATAACTTCTAGGATCTTTTGTTCAAAGAATTCCGAATACCTACGTTCGTCCAATGATGTTTCACTATTGGGATATTCC